GAAGTTATACAGGTGCAAATACAGGTAGATTATTTGCTGATTTTATAACTAGCTCTACATCTGCTGATGCTGAAATTAAAGATAACATAAGGCTTTTAAGAGATAGAAGTCGAGATTTAGCAAGAAACGATCCATTTATTGCAAGGTATCTTAACCTGATGGTATCTAATGTGATCGGAAAGCAGGGCGTAAGAGTTAGCTCCAAGGCAAGAAATGATGATCAATCATTAGATATTGGAGCTAACCTGCTTATTGAAAGAGCTTGGAAGGAATGGTCTCAATTAGGGAACTGTACTGTAAATGAGAGACTTACATTTATAGATTGTCAAAAGATATTTATTGAAACTTTATGTAGAGATGGTGAGGTAATTATAAGAAAAGTAAAAGATAGTAATTCACCATTTGGTTTTAGAATTTCATTTATTGAAGCAGATCATTTAGACGAAAATAAAAATGAAACATACCTTAAAAATGGTAACAGTATTAAGATGGGTGTTGAGCTTGATAAAGGTGGTAAACCAGTTGCATATCATTTATTTAAAAAACATCCATACGATAACACCTATCCAAAACCACAACAGGAATATATCAGAGTTCCAGCAGATGAAATAATACACGCTTACTTACCACAAAGAGCAGAGCAAACTAGAGGTGTATCTTTTATTGCACCTATCATAGCTAATATGAAAATGCTTAATGGTTATTATGAAGCTGAAATAGTAGCTGCTAGAGTTGGTGCTTCTAAAATGGGCTTTATTACCAGTCCAGATGGAGATGGCTACATTGGAGATGGCGAACAAGAAGATACATTTAATCCTACTATGAACGCACAAGCAGGAGTATTTGAGCAACTACCAGCAGGTATGTCATTTGAAAGTTTTGATCCTACGCATCCAACATCTGCATTTGAACCATTTACTACAAGCATATTAAGAAGTATTGCATCAGGTTTAAATATTTCATATCACGCACTAAGTAATGATTTAACTTCTGTAAATTATTCAAGCATCAGACAAGGTGCATTAGAGGACAGAAGTATGTATCAACTGTATCAACAGTTTGTAATAGATCATTTTATAAATCCTATATTTAAGTCATGGTTAGAAATGGCTATATCAACAGGTTATATAAACTTACCTATAGCAAAGTATGACAAGTTTGCTAGAGCTATAAGTTATATACCTAGAAGTTTTGCATGGATTGATCCATTAAAAGAAATGCAATCAAACATATTAGGTTTACAAAATGGTACTGTAACTTATGCTGATATATCTGCAAACTATGGTAGAGATGTAGAAGAACTATTTGAACAACATCAAAAAGAAGTTGAGTTAGCAAAACAATATGGTATTGAAATAGCTTATCAACCATTTGGAACTAAGCTACCAGTTGAAGCTAATATACTTGGTGGAGAAGAAGAAGATGCCTAAACACAATCTAACAGACTTTCCAAACAAAGGGGATGATAAAAAAATATCTCTTAGAAACTCAAACTATCCTGTTTTTGATAAAAGATTTGCAGAAGGTCTTAAAGAAAATGATGCTAAAATTTGGAAAGCAGGTGGCAATATTGAAGGTAATAGATCATTTAGATTATTAATGAGAGCATTAGATGGCGATGATTCACCTGAAGTTTTAAAAAAAATCAAAGAACGAGAAGCGTGGGCGGCAAGACATTTTGAGGATGGTTCACAATTTAAGTCAGGTGATAAACCAGCTAGACCATCTAATATTGCAGGTGTAGTAGCTCAAATTAAATGGCTTGTGATTGGCAATCTTGGTGAACAAAAAATGAAGGATGTAATACTTGAAGCTATTAAATATTTAGAACAAAAAGAATCAGGATCAGCAAGTCAGGCTCAACAAGATAGGCAAATTTCTGAACAAACAGAAAAGGCTCTTAGAAATAAAGTCAAAGAACATAATGAAGAAGTTAATAATGCTGCTTCAAAAAGAACAACTCTAGGCACACTCAAAAAAGTTTATGACAGAGGTATTGGTGCATATAATACTAATCCTGCTAGTGTAAGACCTAATGTGAGTTCCCCTGCTCAATGGGCGATGTCTAGAGTTAATTCCTTCCTTTTTGTTTTGCGAAATGGAAGGTTTCAAGGTGGGAAGCATGATACTGATTTGCTTCCTGAATCTCACCCTTTATCATCAAAAGAGGAAAAAGCTATGAAAGATAAAGAAGATAGACATATCCTTAATGTGAATGAAACTGATGATTCTGTAATCATAGAGTTTGCAAAACATCATGAGGATAAAGAAGAAGAAATGGAAATGACTGAATCTGAAAGACCTTATCACGATGATGATGAAGATAAAGATAGAGAAAAGGATAAAGAAGATCGCAAGGTATTAGAAATGCCTATGAAATTCAGAACCATTGATTTATCTAAGGCTTCAGCAATCGATGAAGAAAAAAGGACTGTAAGAATTGGTGTTTCAAGTGAAACTCCAGTAGAAAGAAGTTTTGGCATGGAAGTGCTAGGACATTCTGAAGATGAAGTAAATATGGAATTTATGCAATCTAAAACTGCACCATTACTACTGGATCACGATATGACAAAACAAATTGGTGTAGTAGAAGAATTTAAACTTGATGAGACAGCAAAAAGGACAACTGCTGTAGTTCGATTTGGTAGATCGGCTCTTGCTGATGAAGTTTTTAGAGATGTAGTTGATGGTATTCGCATGAATATATCTGTTGGCTACAGAGTAGATAAACTGGAACGACAAAACAAAGATGATGAAACTTATTATCGTGCATCATGGACGCCTATGGAAATTAGTTCTGTTAGTGTACCAGCAGATCAAAGCAGACTTGTTGGAGTTGGTCGATCTAAAGATAAACAAACATTAAACACAACAAAGGTGAAAGTAATGGAAAACGAAAAACAAGAAATTAATCTTGATGAAGTTAGATCACAAAGTGTTGATGAAGCAAGAAAAGAATTTCAAAAGAACTCAAAAGAAATTATTGATCTTGGTGTAAGACACAATAAAAGAGATTTAGCTAATCAAGCTATTAAAGATGGTGTTTCTGTTGAAGAATTTAGAGGACAATTATTAGAAAATATTTCTAACGATGTTCCTTTAGAAACTCCTACAGAAATTGGTTTAACTGAAAAAGAAACTAAAAGATTTAGCATCATGAGAGCAGTAAATGCTATGGCTAATCCTACAGATAGAAAAGCCCAAGAAGCTGCAAAATTTGAATTTGAATGTTCAGAAGCAGCACAAAGAGCTTATGGGACTACAGCACAAGGCGTTATGCTTCCTGATGAAGTTTTAAGAAACTGGAATCAAAGAGATTTAAATGCTTCTGATGACTCAAATCTTATTGGTCAAGACTATAGAGCAGGTGATTTCATAGATGTTCTAAGAAATAACTCTGCTGTTATGCCAATGGCAACTATGCTTAATGGACTAAGTGGCGATGTAAAAATCCCAAGAAAAACTGCTGCTTCAAGTGCTGCATTTATTAGTTCAGAAGGTGGTGCTGCTGGTGAATCAGAATTTACAGTTGGTTCTGTAACTATGTCGCCAAAAACTCTAGGTGCATTTACTGATGTTACTAGACAATTAATGATTCAATCATCTATTGATGTTGAGAACTTAATTAGAAATGACTTAGCACAATCTATGGCTATTGCTATTGATGATGCAGCTTTAGAGGGTTCAGGAAGTTCAGGTAATCCAACAGGTATTACTAATACTTCAGGCATTAATTCAGTATCACTTTCAAGTGCTGCTGCTCCAACATTTGCTGAAATGGTTTCAATGGAAACAGCAGTAAGAGTTGATAATGCTTTACTTGGTGATCTAGCTTACATAGTGCATCCAACTAACTATGGCACTTTAAAAACTACTGAAAAAGCAACAAATACAGCACAATTTATAGCTGTTAATGATGAAATAAATGGCTATAAAGTCGTTGTTTCACCACAATTAACTGCTAACAATTATGTATTTGGTAACTTTGATGACTTACTTGTAGGTATGTTTGGTGGATTGGACATTGTTGTTGATCCATTCTCAAACTCAACTTCAGGAACAGTCAGAATTGTTGCTCTTCAAAGTATAGATACAGCAGTTCGTCACGCTGTATCATTCTGTGCTGCTAGTTAATGGCACTTAGTACAAACAAAATGGGTGGATTAATTTCCACCCATCTTAATAAAGGTGGAAAAATGAAATATTTAATTTTACAAGATACAGTAGCTAACAAAGAAAAAGTAAAAGCAGGTGATATAGTAGAGCTTCCTATTGATGAAGGAAAATCACTTGTTGGTTATGGTAAAGCTGAAGAATATAAAGGCAAACCAAAAAAAGAAACAAATAGAAGTGTTGGTTTAGAAAAGTCAGAAACTAAGGTCAAAAAAAGAAGTAAGTAAAAATGGCTATTGAGAGTGCAAGAGATTTTACTTCTTTTCTTGATGCTACAACAGGGCATGGAGTAACTGGCACTTATTTTGAAACAGGAAAGTTATTTGATGATTTTCCTTTAATTGATACTCTAGGACTAATAGATGATGGTTCTTCAGTATTAATAAATCTAATTATAGATCAACCTTATGTAAGCATTGAGGGAGAATCTATATCAGTTGAGGGTTTTCAACCTACTGCAATTTTAAAATCAAGCGATGCTCCTGATATTGTGCAAGGAGATAAAATAGTTGTTGATGCAATCACTACAAATAAAGGTAGCACTCTTACGCCTGAAACAACTTTTTTTATTAAAACAATTGAGCCTGATAATACAGGTTTTGTAAGTGTTGTATTGGAGAAGGAGTAATGTCGCAATATAGACTTGAAACTGAAGAAGATATGAGTGCTTACTTAGATATAAATTTTGGTCATGGTGTTACTGCTGTTTTTACTAACAGTAGTGGAAGTGCATCGACTATAAACATAATTATAAATAATGAATATGTTGAACAAGTTGAAGGTACAGGTGTTGAAGCACTAAAACCAATAGCTTATTGCAGAAGCATTGATGTACCAAGTATTGCATTTGGCAATACTTTAAATGTATCTGCTATAAAAGATGTTGATGGTAATACACTTAAAGCAGCACAAAATTATACTATTGTTAATATTCAATCAGATCGTACAGGTTTTTCTGCATTGATGTTAGAGGAGATATAATGGCAAACCATATCAGACAACAAATAAGAGAAAGAGCAGGTACAGTTCTTACAGGACTAACTACAACTGGTAGTAATGTTTTTGAAACTAGAATATATCCATTATCAAATACAAACTTACCAGCTTTAGCAATCTATACAAAAAATGAAACATCTGAACCTATTGTTATAAGTACAAATAGACTTATGAGTAGAGAATTAGAATTAATTGTTGAGGTTTATGTAAAACAAACTAGCAATTTTGATGATCAAGTTGATAAGATTTGCAAAGAGGTTGAGGTAGCTATTAGTGCTGATACAACACTAAATGGTCTAGCTAAAGACTGTTTTTTACAATCAACTGAAATAGAATATAATACAGAGGGAGAACAACCATTAAGCTATGCTGTTCTTACATTTTTAACTAACTACTATGTTCAGGAGAATGCTCCTGATGTAGCAGTTTAACGAGGTACAATTATGAAAATGATTTCACCAAATGGTAAAAGTTCTATAGATGCTCACCCTGATAGTGTTGAGTATTTAAAGAGTAAGGGTTGGAAAGAAGAAGCAATCCCATCGAAAGATAAACCTAAATCTTCTTCTAAACAAAACGAGGAATAATTATGGCAACACATCTTGGAAAAGAAGGTACAGTACAAGTTGGATCAAACGCTATTGCTGAAATTAGAGGTTTTAGTATAGATGAAACAATCGATACAGTTGAAGATACTTCAATGGGTGATTCTTCAAAGACTTATTTAGCTTCTATTAAAGACTTTAGTGGATCAGTTGATGTTCTATATGATGAAACAGATACTAATGGTCAAACAGCATTATCTGTAGGTTCATCTGTAACATTAAACTTTGCACCTGAAGGTACAGATAGTGGGGATGTCAAACTAACTGGTACTGCTATAGTAACTGGTAAATCTGTAACATCATCATTTGATGGTTTAGTAGAATCTACTATTACTGTTCAGGGTACTGGTGGTTTAACAACAACTACTTATTAATCATGAAAGCTATTGAGAGAGCTAAAACGCATTTTGCAGAGCAAGATGTAAAGGTGATTAAAGTGCCTGAATGGGGAGAAGAAGATAACCCATTAGAAATTTACAGTAAGCCATTGACGCTTAGTGAAACTTCTAAACTTTATAAAATGAGTAAGAATGATGATCTTGCGATGATGGCTTATGTTCTTATCTACAAAGCACTTGATGAAAATGGAGATAAATTATTTACATTAGATGATAAAGGTTCTTTATTAAACAATGTAGATCAGGAAGTATTAGTTAGAGTAGCAACTCAAATTATGGGACAAGAACCTATTGAGGATGTTAAAAAAAACTAATAGAGGATGTTAATTTATATTCGCAATATGCACTAGCAGAAAAACTAGGCAAGACTTTAAAAGAGTTGCAAAAAATTAGCATCCAAGAATATCAAGGTTGGATAGCATACTTTGAGTTAGTAGAAGAAAGGCAAAGGAATGGCAAATAAAAAGATAAAGTTTGAATTAACTGCTGTAAATAAAACTAAAGCACAATTTGATAAAGTTACTAGACAGTTAAATACACTAAAAAATGCTGGTGCTGGTGTAGCAAAGGCTATGATTGGTGTAACTGTAGCTATAGCTGCAACTGCTGTAGCTTTTGGTGCTGTTGTAAAAAAATCTTTTGAATTTATTGATGCTATTGGTAAAACAGCTACTAGGACTGGTTTAGCAACTTCTACAATACAAGCATTTAGTTTAGCTGCTTTAGAAAGTGGTACTACTATAGAGGGTGGTAATAAAGCACTTGAAAAATTTGCAAGAAGTGTTGGTGATGCACAAAGAGGTCTTAAAACTACTAAAGATATTTTTAAAGCATTAAATGTTGAATTAGTTGATCAAAATGGTAACTATAAAACTACAGATCAATTATTAGAAGAAACTGCAAAGGGAATATCAGGACTAAATTCTCAAACTGAAAAAGCTACAGCTTTAGCAAATTTATTTGGAAGGCAAGGTATATTACTAACAGGTGCATTAGAAGATTTGGGTGAAAAAGGTCTTAAAGGTTTTACAGATAGAGCAGAAGAGCTTGGTTTAGTTTTAAGTGATAAATCTATAAGAGCAGTAGAAGTTTTTAATGACAAAGTAAGTGTTATTGGTTTACAACTTCAAACAATAAAAGCACAAATAATGATAGGTTTTCTACCAGTATTTGAAGAATTAAGACAAACAATAGCTAATAAAATATCTGCTATTAAAAATGATTTTGGTGGTTTTGATAAATTAGCAGTTGATGTAGTTAATAATGTCATTGAAGCTATAGCATCAACAATAGAAACATTTGGTAATTTTCAAAATATTATCAACAAGGTATTTAAAGGTGTTGAAATATCTACAAGACTTCTTGTAAGTGGTTTTCTATCTATAAAAATTGCAGTCCTTTCTGTAATGAATATTTTTGGTGATTATGAACAACAATTGCATGATGCTAAAAATGCTTTAATAGGTAACACTAAAGAAATTCAAGAAGCATTTAATAGACAAACAGATTTTAGAGATATTACAAAACAAGTTGCTTCAAATGTTAGAGAATTTAAAATTTCTATGACAGATTTAACAGATACAACAAAAATATTTAACGAGGAGCAAGAAAAACTTGTAGATAAATCTTTTGATGGTATGAATGCACTTACAGCATTTAAAAATAAACTTACAGGTGAAGATTCATTAAGTAATGCCTTAGATCAAGTTGCTGTAAGCTCAATGAAAAAATTTGAAGATAGCATAATAGATGGTCTTAAAAATGGTAAGTTAGCATTTAAAGATTTTGCAGATTATGTAGTCGAACAATTATTAAGAGTAGCTATACAGCAAATGGTAGTTGCACAAATTGTTGATCCATTTAGAAAATTTTTGGGTGGATTTGATTTGTTTTCAGGTAGTTCATCATCAGGTGCAGGTACATCTACAACTTCAGGTGGTATTGGTTTTGATGGTGGTGGTTATACAGGTATGGGTGTTAGAGCAGGTGGTATAGATGGTAAAGGTGGGTTTCCAGCAATACTACATCCAAACGAAACAGTTATAGACCATACAAAAGGACAAGGTATGGGAGCTACAGTAAACTTTAATATATCTACTGTAGATGCAGCAGGATTCGATCAACTCTTAGCATCAAGAAAAGGACTTATAACAAGCATTATAAATAATGCTATGAACAATCAAGGTAAGATGGGAGTTGTATAATGTCAGGTGCTTTTCCAACAAATCCATTATTTAGAGCTTTAAACTTTCAAGACAATAGACCAACTCTATTAAATCAAACACTATCAGGTAAAAAACAAGTTAGACAAATAGGATCACAATACTTTTCATTTACAGCACAAATGCCACCAATGCAACAAGAAAAGGCTATGGAGATATTTGCATTTCTACAAAAGCAAAAAGGTTCTTTTGAAGATTTTACAATACAAGCACCATTAGATAATTTAGGTGCATCAAAAGGTGAAACTGATATATTAGTTAATGGATCACATACTGCTGCTGATGCTTCAATAGCATTAGATGGTTTTACTGCAAGTACAACTGGAGCTTTGAAAGCAGGTGATTTAATTAAGTTTGCAAATCACTCTAAAGTTTACATGGTGCAATCAGATATTGATTCTAATTCAAGTGGTGAACTTACTGTATTAATATCACCCAACTTAGTAGCTGCTCTAGCAGATAATGAAGCTGTAACTGTAAATAAACCAAGTTTTACTGTATATCTTGAAAATAATGAAATTATGTATTCAACAGATGCTAGTGGTTTATATACTATTTCATTTGATGTTAGAGAGGTTATTAGCTAATGCCTAGAAGTTTATCAACAGCTTTACAAACACAAGTATCATCAACAGCAACCAAAACAGCTTTTTTAGTTGAGCTTAATTTATCATCAACTATCAGGCTTACTAATTATTATACTAATGTTACTTTTGATTCTAATACTTATGAAGCTGGTGGTTCATTCCTTACTGTAGATGCAACTGCTGAAACAGGACAATTACAGGTAGATGAAGTAAATATAGGATTTTCAAATATTACAGATCAGGTTAGATCATTAGTACAATCAGGTGCATTTACAGATAAAGAAGTTGAAATACATTTAGCTTATTTTGACACTAACGAAGCCATTGTAGGTGCTATAAATTACTTTACAGGTCAAATAAGAAATGTATCAATTCAAGAAAATATAGATACTTCTATTTTAAATATGACAGTCGCAAGTCATTGGTCTAACTGGAATTTAACAAAAGGCAGACATTTTTCTGATGAATCACAACAAGCATTTAGTAGTGGTGATAAAGGTATGGAGTTTGCAACACAAGTTAAAGAAGATGTTAGGTGGGGGCAATAATGGGTATTTTTAGTGCTATTGTTGGATTTTTTAAAGCTATAGGAACTGCTTGGAAAGCTGCATCTACATTAGGCAAAATAGGTTACGCTATATCAGCTATAAGCCTTGCAGTTGGTGTAAAAGGTTTTTTACAAGCAAGACAAATGTTGGCAAAAGGTCAGGACATACTTGCAAACAAAACATCTGCTGGTGGCAAGTTACCAGTTATATATGGTACTCGTAGAGTTGGTACACAAATAATCTATATGGATACTAACGCAAATGACTCTAGAGATTTATATGTAGTCTATGCTTTAGCAGTCGGAGAATGTGAAGAAATACTAGGCAAAACAATAGAACTAGATGGTAACCCTCTTACTGATTCTGCTAGGTTTAGAGATGGTGGTTATATAGGTTCAGATAAAATAAGTTCAGGTTCAGGTTCACTAAATACTGTTTCACAAAATGGTACAGGTATTGATGCAGGAGCAGGACAATTTGGTACTTCACCTACATCTAAGTATAGATATGTTTTTAACTTACATCATGGAGCAGCTTCACAAACTGCTGATCCTATGCTTGTTGCTTCTATGTCAAATTGGACTACAGCACATAGATTAGATGGTGTCTGTTACATAGCAGCACATTTTGGTTATGACAAAGAAGGTATATGGTCAGGCGTACCACAACTAACAGTTCAAGTAAAAGGTAAAAAGGTTTTTGATCCTAGAGATTCAGGGCAAACATTTGGAACTGTATCAACTTATGAGTGGTCAGATAATCCTGCATTATGTTTTTTAGATTACATTACAAATACTGAATATGGTAAAGGTTTACCTATTGCAAAGATTAACACATCTACATTTGAAACTGCTGCTAATACTGCTGATACATTAGTTGATCCACCATTTCATAATGGTTCAACACAAGCTATTACATGGAGTGGTAGTAATGGTAACGACTTTGTAAGTGTATTGGGTACTAATGCTAATAGAGATTGGTTTCAAAATAAGATAGGTGAACGAATAACATTAGTAAATTCAGGTGGTACTACTATACTAAATAGCATAAATATAAAAGATGTTAGAAGAGATGAATTTTTTGATGCTAGTGAAGATTATAGAGTTTATGTCGATGCTACTTTGGGTGCAAATTATTCATCTAATACTGGTACTTATTTATTAAAAGTTAAAAGATTTCATTGTAATGGTTATCTAGATTGCAATAAGTCAGTAATGGATAATGCAAAAGAATTACTTGCAAATATGCGAGGTATATTTCTTTATGTTGATGGTAAATATGAATTAGAAATAGAAGATACTGGTTCATCTACATTTAGCATTACAGATGATCATGTAATAGCTGATGCTGGTATTACTGTTGATTATGGAAATAAAGATCAACGAGCAAACAAAGTTGTAGTAGAGTTTTTTAATGGTAATAAAAAATATGAGTTAGATACTGCAACTGTATTACATTCTGCCACAACAGATGCAAATGATTTTACATCTGATGATGGTGGCGAGGAATTAGAAGTAAAAGCAGAGTTTCCTTATATTACTGATCCATATATTGCACATAATATGGGTAAGGCTATTTTAACTAGAAGTAGAAATCAAACAACAATACAGTTTTTAGGAACGCCTGAAATGTATAAATTAAATGTTGGTGATATAGTTGATTTTACTTATGCAGGTTTAGGTTTTAGTAGCAAGGTATGTAGAGTTGAAGCATTAGAACTTCAATCTGATGGTTTAGTATCTGTAAGTCTAATAGAATATTTTGATGTATATACTTGGGAAGTACCAGCACAAGAACCATTAGAAGAACTTGCAAACTTACCATCTGCTTATGCTGTAAAAGCTCCGACAGGATTATCATTTACTGATACTGATGCAAGTTCTACAGGGCGACCTTTTTTATCATGGAACGAGCCAACTGATTTTCCAAATTATCAATATAGAGTAAATGTTGTAGATTCATCAGGTAATCAAGTTGTAAACAAGATAGTAGATGTTGAGAATGTTGATTTAATGTTTATACCAAAAGGCACTAACTATGTTGCAAGTGTTTCTTCTTTAAATCCATTAGGAAGTGAATCTTCACCAGCTACATTAACATTTACAGTTGGAGATGAACCTACAGTAGCTACAGATATTAAAGATGGATCAATTACAAGTGGCAAGATAGCAGATGATGCAGTAACTACAGCAAAAATTATAGATGATGCTGTTACAAATGCACTGATAGCTACAGATGCAGTCAATCAAGATA